GGGCAAGCCAACACCACTGTCATAGGAAGAATATTTTCTAGATATTCCTGTGAGTTTTACATACCTAATTTGCCTTCTCTTGCTGAGAGAGGTACGTATGTTTTTGATCTCTTTAACAATTCTCAGGTCACTGCTACCAATCCGTTGGGGCAGGACATTTATCCCTTGGTGCACAATGGAAATTTAGCTGTGCTTAATCAAGGTGGAGGAGCTCTTAAATTCAGTGTGTTGGGAATAGTTCCTGGTGAGTATTATAGAATAACTCTTAAACACATTGGAGTGGGAATTGTGGGGACTGTTACCATGACTCCGGATATTGGATGGGTAACCGTGCCTAATAATGAAGGGTGGGTTGTTACGAATGGAACCACGAACCATTTGAGTCAGATTGTTTTAAAGTCTGTCTCGACTGGAGGTAGTGTGATCATGACTCAATTCACTTCTATTACTTCATGTGCTTATGTGTCTATCAATGTATATGGTTTAGCACAAAGTACTGATTTTACTTATTAAGAAATGCGTTATCATGCGGACGCTGGATAAGATACGCATGTGATGGTGGAAAATACCGCCTTCCAGGGTGACGCTCTGGATGAACTCGGATAATATCGAGATTTTAGGCCTATATCAAAGGCCGCGTGAATGTTCCGCTTAATGAACTAATTTCAGGCTCATATCAAGGGCCGCCGATTCCCGGCATAGAGGGAAAGACATTAAAATATTGCAATATGATGCAGTTTGTGTTGTGTTTTGTAACACCACACGTTATCTTTGGGCGCGTATTAAAACGTGTACTACAACTATTGATAAGCTTCCTAGTAGAAGCATTCGTCTATGTAGGGCGTTGAAACGACAGCTAAGTTTCATACTACATGGTGCTGATTACCTCATTTTGTTTAAAATTGGAGGAATGCAACGAATGTCGATTCCAAATCATAGGAATAATTTAAAAATGTTAGTGTAGGTTCTCAAATAGAGGCGTGGCCTGTAATGGCGACACGGGGGAATTCATACAGTACGTCTATGTGCTGTACCTCAGCCATAAGTGCAAAGCTTTGTCAGAGCGCAAGCACTGTGGCCGGCTGGGAAGCCGGAAAACATCTAATAGATTGGGGATGCTAGTAGTTCTGTGAATATCCTGGGACGGGTGTTTCGGGTCATTACCGAAAGACCGGTTTCAGGACCTCCTGAACTTTAAGTGGATGGACAGACATGCTGTGGG